ACTACCTAAAGTTACTTTTTTAGATCCTGATCTTTTTGCAGATGCCATAACTTTTTCAAGTTCAGCTTTTGCTTCAAGTGTTGCTAACTGTCTTTTGTATTTAGCTTTTTCTTCACCTTTAGAAGTTCTAATTAATCTTTGTAGTTCTGATTTTCTTTTTCCATAGTCCTTAGAAAGTTTAGCTGGAGTTTTACCCCCACCTTTTATTGCAGCTTCTGATCTTTCAATGTTTGTTTGTTTACCCCTAGTTTTAGCTTTTGCTTGAGGTCTCTTTGGATTTTTAAGATCTGCTGCTGTTATTGCTTTTTTTATTACCTGCCCTGCCATTAATTTATTCCTTTACCATTTGACTTTATTAGCCCAATACGCAGCACTCAGCTTGCCCTTGGCTATATTCTTACCGTGTCGAGCCTTAAAACTTTTACGTTTAGCTTTCATACGGGCAGACTCACCAGACTTTGGTTTACCTGCTGTGCTTGCGCCTTGTTCACCAAAGCGTATCATTTTAATTGTACTACCTTCTTTGGCTAGTAC